CATCTTTAGCATTAACATCAAAACTTACAGCCCAGCCAGCTAAAGCATTATCAAATCTTTCTGTGAAAGGTTCACAGCTTGCAGCATTAGGCAATTCAAAGTCTTGCTTGTATAGGTTGCTTTTTTGTAATACTCTTATAACTCTAGTAGCTAGTGCTGCTTGTGTATTTAGTACATCTTGTGTATTGTCATTACCTAAGAATAAACTAGTATCTGGTTCTTTGCTTACGTCTACTAAGTCCATTAAGAATAGTGTTACATTAAATGAAACGTGCTGTTGTTCTACAGTCATGTTATTTACCATTATGTGAGCTAATGGAAATATGCTTTGCTTACTCAAATCAATGTCTGCTATATCTCCAAAACTTACATTGTTATTAAATGGTTCTGCATTAACTGCTGTCTTAATACTGTCTATTACGTTGTAAAAACTTTTCATGTGCTTTTTATATATAATGGTGTTCCTTCACCTAAATCTTCTTCTACAAATTCTTCCAAGTAATCAATGGCATCATCAAAGTCTACACCTTCTTTATTTATGATACAGTCTAAACACTTCCAATAATCATATATTACTCTCTTGGGTTTAGTTACAGTAATACCTAAAAAAGCATCTTCAAAACCATCTGCTAGCATTACATACTCATAGTCTTGTAAATCTTCTTTATTTATTATTATATCTAATATTTCTTCCCTTGTCATTTGTTTCTTTTTAGTAGGTGTTGCTCTAGTTCATATTTGTCTTTTTCAAATGCTAATTGCATTAAACACTTGTGTAATTTTTGTTTAGTTATTTCATTAAAGTGGAGGATGTTTCCATTTGCCAGTCCATAGATAGATTGATACCAGCCCCATTTTTGAGAGAATCCCGCAGTTCTTGAGAAATCGGCACTTCCGTTTGATTCGCCAAATAACTCAGTATATGATTCTGCAATTCGTTTCTTAAATTCCAAAAAAAAACCATTGATCCAAACACTACATCCAAAGTCATTTGCTTCATGTTGTATTTATCCGCAGTTTCATATTCTTCTATTAAGTATTGATTCTTCTTCTTAAATGTTATTGGCCTGTATAAAACAGCCATTGCTTTGTGCATTAGTTGCCAGTCAGCTAAGTAAGTATCTAAGTCAACATATTCTCCAAAAGTCATGTCATCTAGCTTGGGTATAAAACCAAAGTCTTGCTCCTGGTATTTAAATCTGTCAATGAACTTATTATCCTTTTGATTAAATAGCTCAGATATTTGAACTACTATTGATTCTATATCTTTTGCTTTAATCAGCATCACTTGTTTCAGTGTTACACCACAGAATATTTCTATCATCTTCTGCTGTAAGAAGTTGTTCATCTCCTTATCTTCTGCAACTTTTAACCATTGCTGGTACTGATCTAAAGTAACTTCGCTTAGTGATTCGGGTATGTTTAGTGTTAGCTTCATATTATTAAGTCGTTAAAATGTTTAAAATGATATCCACGTTTTTAATATAAATGATAAGTTCCTCTGTTTTCTAGTTGATATGTAACAGCATATCTAAGAGCATCCAAGGCATGGTTATACTTATCTATAGGTGTTTGGCTTTTTCTTTCTAGCCAGCAATAGTTATTAAGTTCTTTAATTAGATCTGTGCTTTCTGGAGTTATTACTAAATCATAATCTTGTATCATAGTAATACCATAGTTAACACTACCTTGTCCTTTTATAGAAGGTACTATGTTGCAGTAATGAGCAATCTCATTTATTAATCTTGGTTCTGCTGAATCTGCTACTATTAAGTTTTCACCAGCAAACTTTTTATTTAAGTCTGCTATTTGGCTTGTAGTTAATCCAGCTTTATAAAAACATAAATCAACATAGATAATTTTATTCTGTTTGTCTATACTTGTTTTTACAAGTGTTGATTCGTCTTTAGAAAAACCATAATCTTGACCAAGTATAATTTTACTAACTTCTTTAAATGCTCCTAATTTCCAATTGTTGTAAATAACACCTTCTGCTTTATTTAGCCAAGCTCCTTCAATTGTATGCTTGTATCTTTCAGGCCTTCTTATCTTCATTGTCTCTATCTGGTTAATATAGCTTTCAGATAGGTTTTCAATATTGTCTAGGTATGTAGAATGTATGTAGGTTGTATCTCCTTTAGTTGTATTGCTACCAGCTTCTACACCTCTTGATTCAAACCACCTTTGATAAATGAAATGTTCTTTAGTAGTTGGGTTTAGTATTAGAATAATTCTATTGTCTTGTACTTTGTTTCTTACAGATAAATCTATTTTGTCAAATATATTTTCATCGTTTAGTTCTTCTGCTTCATCCATTACCCAAGTAGTAATACCTGTTAAAGATTTAAGATTTGCAGTTTGATCACCTGAACTTGTTTTGATGCCTCTGAAGATTATCTTACTACCATTGCCTTTATTTATTATTTCGTCTCTAGTTATTTTAAACTGATCTTGAACATTTAACAATTCTAACTTTTCTATAAATTCTGGTATTATAGAAATACCAGCAGCTCTCAAAGTATATCTTGTAAATAATATATTATGTCCAGCTTCATAAGTAAGCATTAATAAAAGCGTGTTAATAGCAAAAGACTTGCCTGAACCTCTACCACCAGTTACAATGAAGTATCTTGATTTAACGCTTTTTAAGACGTTATATTTCTTACTTAAAGCTAATTGCACCTACTAGCTTTTTAAAGTCGTGATTCACCATTTCTGTAGTATTTAAGTCTACTGTGTCTTTTGGTTTGCCATGACAGTAATGAAAGTATAATTGTACAAATTGAAAGTTTCCTTTTTCTAATCCTTTTTTAAGTGCATCCATTGCTAAATCATCTAAAGGAGATAACTTCTCTATTAACTTTATTTCTTCTGACTTTGGTTTTCTACCAGCAAACCCTTTTGTGCTGTGTCCACCATTGTTTTTTCTACCATCCATAATTAATAAACATTAATTAATTAAATAATATTTCTTCGTTAGGAAGTGGTACTTCTACGTTAAACCATTCTTTTAGAAAGTCTCTGCATTGTGTGTGAAATACCTCTTGTTTAGTAGTGGTGTTTTCTGTTGATGAAGAAGGGACTTTGATAACTTCACTTGTTTCTGGATTTACCTTTTCTTCATATAAGAATAAAGACTTATACAGATTGTGAGCTTTCTCTATGTCCCATGTTTCCCCCCATTCGTTTTCAACTGCTTGTATAGTAATTGGTATAACAACTCCAAAGTAGTAAGCGTTCTGTTGGTTGCTTCTATGGTTTGTTTTCCTTTTCACTATTATTTCTATTTCTTTTCCTTCAAAGCTTTGTACAGCTTGTTTTACTTTAGCTCTGTTTCTAATTAGTTTTCCATTAACAACTTTTGATATGACTTTAATTTGTTTCAAGATCCACAGCTAATACATTCTTCGTCATCTATATCACAATTTCTTTCTGGATTGTTAGAAGGAGCATTTACTATTGCTCTTACCTTTTTACCTAAGTCTTGGTCATTGGGTGTTAAACCAGCTAAAAACTGTAGTTCTCGTAATATGTTGTCGTTATCTTTCATTTGGCTTTTTGTCTTTAAATATTTTACTTAGTTCTTGTTTGTGTTTAGTTAGGTATTCTAGTAGTTTAGCTTTTGGTTGTTCTCTAACTTTCCTGTTCATATGCTTTATATAATTTGTTTAAAGTGTTGTATAATTCTCTAACGCATGAGCCACAAGAAGAAGACTGTTTGTTTGCTTCAAATACTCTGTTGTATATCTCTAGCATTTTGTGTTGTTCGTCTCTGCTAATAACTTGTCTTTCTACTGACATATAATTATGTAGCCAATTGTATTCTTCTTCTACTAAGCAGTTTTGTTTGGTAGTGTAAGGGAATAAAGCATTTAGTTTAGCTTGTCTTTGATCGCATCCACAATCTTCTCCAGCTATCCATTTTACTAATTTTGCTACACCAGTTTTAGTTGTTATCTTATGTATTGTATCTCCTAAACCTTTACTTTTCATTTATTTTTCTTTTTATTTCTTCTTTACATTCTTTAACAGTTTTAAATACTGTCTTGTAACTTATCTTCGTGGCATCAGAAAGTTTCCTAATAGATCTAAACTCTTTACTATAAAGCGTAAACATCTTCTTGTGAAACCATTGAAAATTTTCAATAACGTTGTCAATCTTTTCATAAAACTCTGCTGCACTTTCTACTTCTTTATCTTCTATGTCTGCGCTTAGTGGTATGCTAGACTTCTCAGACCGCGTCATGTCAACTATAATATTTCTTATTCTTAAGTATACTATTGCATAATTGGGTTGACCGTCTATTATTATAGTCGTAGATTTTAGCTTTTTATCCCTTAATTCTTGATAAATTTTTAAATAAACTTCTTGTACTACATCTTCTGCTGTCATTGGATAGTACAAAGGCATCATTCTTTCAGCCATTAAAACCCATGAAGTATGCTTTCTATATAACCTACTTAGTATTTCATCCTTACTCATTTGTTCTTATATTTTTCTATGACATCAAGTAGGTAGAATCTATCCCATTTAAAACCATACTTCTTAGACATTTGAGTGGTTAGGGTAATCAAATCAAATCGTTCTTGTCCTATCTTTAGAATGAGGTTATCTCTGTAGGGTAACAGATTGCCAGATAGAAAGTAGTTACATCGCTTGCATTGGCCATGAACATTATCTTCATTAAATTTTACTGATGGGTGGTTGCCAGCACTATAGAAGTGTCCAGCTTGGAGTGTAGTATATTTACCACAAGAAATACAGGGTTGGTCTTGATCCCTTGTTCTTATGAACTTATGAAAGTGTCGTACTGCTATCGCTTTTAATTGCGATACTGTTTTATCTTTTAATTTTGCCATCGTGTGTAACGATGACCAAGCGATGCTAAATTATGTAATAGGTTTTAAATAGAAAGTATAATTATTTAGAAAGTATCAACAATTTGTTATTCTATTATTATCTGCCATATCCTTAAAAGACATATCCCAAGCACTATTGCTAATACATGGGATATGATAAAACTTGTTGTGATGTAATCCATTAAAGTGTTTTTATTTTTTTTATACAATACTTTTCAGCTTCTATTTTTGGTATTAAAAAACCTTTAGAAGTTTTGGTTTGTACTTTTTTATATTTATTGCTATCGCACATTTTTTGTAAAAAGTTTTTAGCAAACATGTATACTACACTATAGTCTCCAATTAAATAAAGCCAAGTATTATCATTTCTATAAATACCACTTTGTATATAATTAAAATTGTTTGGATTACTTTTTTCTGCTATTTCTATATAAATATTTCCAGTTTCTTTTAGTCTATCATCAAACTTTATTTCAAAACCTTGTTTATTTTCTCCTTTTTTATATTGATACTTTTTACTGTTATAAGTGCTTAAAGCAATACCTATGTCTTCAATTAAAAGATCTGTAACAAAGTCTTGATATTTAAGACCTTTTTCTAAACATTCTATATAGTTTTCAGTTAAATTACAATTCATTACCCCAGCCATGCCAATTGTCTTTTTTTATTGTTCTACAAAACATTTCTAATTTATTCCCGTAATTATATAAGTCATCTATAATATTTAAAAATTCAATTGGCTTTTCGCTGTGATTGTTGTTTCTTTCTATACTTTGTACGCTATCATATAATTTTTTATTATCAGGAGTACAACTTCCTTTAGTGCATACTAATAATATTTCGTGTCTTACAGAGTTGTAATGTCCCATGTTGTGTTTTATTTTATCCCATATAAAAGAAGTTTTATATTTAAAACCCCAAGCAGATATAACTTTAAAAGCATCTTCCAACAATGGAGATGTTACCCACAAAAACAACACACTATCTTTTTCAGATAATTCTTTGACTGGTAGATCACAAATTTGTTTTATGCTCATAGTGTCATAATGTGTTTGCGCTCCACCACTTTGAACTCCGCCACCTTCACATTTGTCATTATAACTCCAAGCTGGATCAGCATAAATAACTCTAAAAGTTTCACTACTATTAAAAATGTCAATTTTAAAACTATTATCAGTTTTAAATTCTAATCTTTTTTCATATTCTTTTTTTCTTTCTTGAAATTTTTCTTTCTTTTCTTCTTTCTTTATTTCTTTATAAGCAGCATTAATACTTACTTCACCAGTTGAAAGTTTTGCTTTTACTTCTTCTGGTGCTTTCTCTTGTATCTTTTTTACTTTTCTAACAGTTTCGTGAGAAACTTGTGCAACCTTTTCAAGTTCTTTATGTGTTCTTACTTCTTCCAAACTTTTGGAAGATGTTAAATCATTTCTTATGCCTTGTTTATTTTTGGCTTTTGCTTTAAATACATCTTCTAATTGTAATGCTAAAACACTTCTTTGGTAATTACTTAAATTCCTTCTACCAAATTGGTTTAGTATCATCCATTCTTTAACTGATTCTTCACTACTAAAATTTTTACTTTTAGTTTCAAACTCTAAGTTCCATTGTTTTGCAATGTTGTATCTATTATGTCCATCAATTATATAATTGTTCCAAGTTAAAATAGGTTCTCTTATACCTTCATCTAAACAGTTAGCTTCAAGCTGCTTATACTCCTCATTACTTAGAGGAGGTATAAGCTCTTTAAATTGTTGTAATATCTCCATATTTAAAATGGTAAATCGTTTTGTTCGTCAACTACAGATGCTATGTGATGTTTTTCTGCATCAGTTTCTTTAGGTGCTTCTGGGTTAAGTTGAACAGCTCTCCAGCAATCTACTTGCGTGTAGTGTCTGTCGTTGTATTCTCTTGAACTTACATTTATATAAAATTCATACACTTCACCTACGTTAAGTTTTCTTACATGATCTACGTTATCTGCTAAGAATACTAAACACACTTCTGAATTGTAATTTTTGTTCTGATCTATCACTACTTCTTGTTTAGTGAAGTCAGTACCTTTTTTTGTTTTAATAGTTTCAAGATCCTTTATCTTTACTACTCTGCCTTTTATTGACGTGTTGTCCATTTTTATTTTTATTTGTTGATTTATATTCTACAGGTTTGTAATAGTCTCCACCCTGTACTCCTATTTTATTTTTATATTCTGACATCCAATGCCATTCTTTTTTCATCTAATTGTGTAATAGTGTTCAGGTGCGCCATAGATACCAGTTTTTGTATCTGTGGTTTTAACTAGCTTTTCTTCTTTTTGTAAGTTGCTTATAGCTCTTCTAATGCTTGTAATTGGCACTTTATTTGAAAATAGATTTAGTGTTTCAGATGCAGTTAAAACTTCTGATGCTGTTAGTGTTGTCATGCTTTTAAATAAATCATACACTAGAACTTCTTGTGTTTTGTTTTTAGCTTTTCTTTTGTTTACATAATCAATATCTTGATCTGTAGTATTGAAATAGGTGTTTGAATTTTTCATTTTATTTATTTATGAATTATGAGCTTGTCTCAGAGTTTCAGCTCTACTTACTCTTTTGCTTTGATTCTTATCAGCTTCTTTAATTTTTTTCTCCCATTCTTTTTTTTGTTCTGCCAGCTTGCCAAATGCTAAGTCATCAATTGTAACTGCTACCTTTTTTCTAGGTTCTGGTGCTGGTGCTTTGTATTTTTTCGCTGGTGTAAAAGGGATTGATTTTTTATCTGGATAAATTGGTTTTAAGAATGGTAGTGTGTTGTTTAGTACATTCTTCCAATTTTTTATCTTTTTACCATGTGCAGTTTTCCAGCCATCTTCTATCCAAGTGTTATACTTTGATGTAATAGAATGCTCATAGAATTGTGAATCCTTATTTTGATAAGCTAGTTTAGTAAAGCCATGATCTAAAAATTGTTTAAGTGTGGGTATATTTATATTAATATCATTAACACTATCACTTACACTTACACTATCAGCTTTTTTGGGTTTTGAAATAAAGGGTTGGGTTTTTTGGGTTTTTGGTCTACCACCTTTTTTGCCATTTTCACTTTGCTTTTTAATGTACTTATCATACTTCTTTAAATCTCTTTTTAAAGACAATTTAATAGGAGTAAACACAAGGTTAATTATAACATCATCTGTTACTGGATCTTCGTCATTTACATAGCTTAAAATATGCTTGAACAATTCACCAGCTTTTTCATTATCTAACTGCTTAACAGTCTCTATGATGTCTGTATATAGAACAAATGATTTTTTATTAGCTGCCACTTGGAACGTAGTTTTTGTAAATTTTTCTTTTAATTTTCTTTAGTTCTTCAGTAGTACATATTTCAAGTAATTCTTTTATAGTATCTACTTCTTTATCTCTTGGATTGTCTTCAACACTATTTGCATTGTGTATAGTTTCAATACAAGACTTAGCAAAATCTCTAAACACTACATCTGTTTTAAATAAATCATCATAGCATTTGTATGCATGAAGAATAGTTGCATAGTTTCTATTAATTGATTCTCCTATTTGCTCAAAAGTGTATGGAGTAAATTTCCTAGCTAGTGCAGAATAAATTTTAACTGCATCTGCAACTGGTCTAACTCTTGATTTTGATGTGATATCTTGTCCAGTTACTCTGTTCACTACAGAAATAATATTTTTTAATTCGTTCTCTGAACGTATTTTTAACTCATCGTTTAATAGTATGTGTGGATCTTTCATTTTTAATAATTTAAAAGGGAGCTTTTAATGCTTGGTCATCTGCTCCCCTATGTTTATAATTTCTTAGTAGTAATTGAATCTTTTCTATACTTCCAGCTTGGCTTGTTTACTAATTCACCATCACTTAGAACCATCTGTTCACCAGATAGCATTGTAGTACCTTTTTCTAGTCCCATAAATGCATGCTTTAGCTTTTCTTTTATGTCTTTTAATTCTGTTTCTTTTACAGATACTTCTGGTACATTAGAAAAGTCTATTGATCTACCACCATTTCTTTTCTGGATTTCAAAATTTGCATTAGTAAATGGTGTGTTGTTAGGAGAATGCAGTTCGCATTTATCCATTGCTAAAGGTTCTATTTGTTTAATAGCTTCGTCAAGTATTTTTCTTAACTCTTTAAGTGTACAGTAGCTTTCTAATTCAGATCCTTCTTCTGCTTTGTCTACTAATTCACAAACTATATTTTCATGTTGTTCGATAGTCTGCTGCCATTCGTCCATTTCTCTTTGCGCTAGCCATGTTGTTGGCACTTCATCTAAATCTGCCATATATCCGTTGTATTGATCTATTCTATATTGTTCTAAGTCTCTATCTTGAAACTCTTCAAAACTTTTTTTACTATATCCCATAATTTTTAAATATTTCTTCTGATGTTATTTTTTTAATTCCTTGTTCTTTCATTTTTTCTTCTAGTGAATTAGAGTTTTTTTGTATGCTGTTTACATCGTCCAGCCATTCTTGTACTGGATCAGTTTTAATTAAATTTTCTAATTCTTCTACTTGTTTTTTTATATTGTCCATTAGTTCTATTATTTGCATGATTAATTTCTTTTAAATGTTTCTGATTCATCTTCTCCAAATACTCCTAGTTCATAGAAGCCAGTCATTTTTAAAACTGCTCTGCTCATGGCTCTTTTTTCTGCCATTTCAGCTACATACCATGTGTTAGTGTTTCCATCCTTGTAACCTTCTCCTTTTAGTGCAGATCCAAATGTTTCTAGTGTGTGTTCTTTGCCACTTGCTTTTGCTTTAAATACTGCAAAGTGTGGTTCACAATTAATTACTTCATAGTTTATAGCTATGCCTTCAATTGCTTGTATTTTTTCAATACCAGCTCTTGTTATAATTGTGTAGTGTTGATGCTTAAAGAAGTCATCTTTCTCTAAGTTGTACTTCTTGTACAGGGTGTTTA